GGCACCTGAACGGCCACGGGGGGAAGAACTGATGCGGCTCGTGCTGAAGCCCCTGCACCCGTTCAAGCCCGGCCCGGTCCGGGCGGAGATCCTGGCCGACGGGTCGGTCGTGCTGTCCGACGACGCGCCCGCCGAGATCGACGCGCCCGAAGACGTGAAGGCGAACATCCGGGCGGCCTACGAGAACGGGCTGCGGACCTGCGCCTCGGAAACCATCGAACTCCAGGCGGCGCGGTCGGAGGGCGGCCGGACGCTGCGGCCGTTCGCGATGACGGCGTACACGGGCGCGGCGATGCGGGTGGAGGGCTTCTACCGCCCGGTGGTGATCGACCTCGCGGGGCTGCGCGTGCCGTCGAAGGCGCTGCCCATCCTGCGCGGCCACGACCCCGAGCGGATCGTCGCCCACACCGACGACGTGCAGGTGACGGCGCAGCGGGTCCGCGTGACGGGGCTGATGTCGGGCGTCGGACCGGCGGCGCAGGAAGTCCTGCAACTTTCGGACAACGGCTTCCCCTGGCAGTCGAGCGTCGGCGCCTCGGTGGAGCGGATGGAGTACGTGGACGCGGGGGCGTCGGTGAAGGTGAACGGCCGCACGGTGGACGGCCCGGCGGTGGTGGCGCGGGCCAGCACGCTGCGTGAGATTTCCTTTGTCCCGCTGGGGGCCGACCCCGGCACCTCCGCGAAAGTGAGCGAGGGCGGATCATGACGTTCGAAGAGTGGCTTCAGGCGAAGGGCTTCGGCGGCGTGACGCTGACCGACGCGCAGACGGCCGCCCTGAAGGCGGCGTTCCAGGCGGAGCAGACCCCGCCGCCCGCGCACCCGCCGGGCGACGACCCGGGCCGGGCCGCGATCGAGGCGGCGCGCAAGCGCGAGGAGTGGGCGCGCGAGACGGGCACCATCATCGCCGCGGCGCTCGAATCCGGGCGGATGACCAGCGAGCGGGCCGAACTCATCGCCGCGAAGGCGAAGGCGGAGAACTGGGACCGGAACAAGCTCCAGTACGAGATCATCCTCGCGGGGATGCCGCAGAGCGCGCCGAGTCCGACCCGCCGGGACGCGGTCGGGGACGACGTGATCGAGGCGGCCGTCGCGGTGGCGGGCGGGCTGGAGAACATCGACAAGCACTACAAGCCGGAGGTGCTGGAGGCGGCGGGCCGGCAGTACCGCCACGGCCTGCACCTGTCGGACCTGCTCATGGTGTACGCCCGCCGCGGCGGGTACGCGGGCACGAGCGTCAAGGCGAACCTGGGCGCGGCGCTGCGGGCGGCGTTCGAGGTCGCGCCGAACATCCAGGCGGCCGGTTCGTGGGGTCCGTCCACGGGCGGCGGGCTGTCGGGCGTGCTGAGTAACGTCGCGAACAAGTTCCTCCGCGCGGGCTTCGAGTCGGTGGACCAGGGCTGGCGGCCGGTCGCGGCGACGCGGAGTGTGAGCGACTTCAAGGCCATCACGACCTACAGCCTCACCGGCGGCATGACCTACGAGAAGGTCGCGCCGGGCGGGGAGATCAAGCACGGGCAGGTCGGGGCCGAGACGTACACGAACCAGATCGACACCTACGGGCGGATGATCGGCCTGGACCGCCGGGACATCATCAACGACGACCTGGGCGCGCTGACGCAGGTCGGGCGGCGGCTCGGCCGCGGCGGGGCGCTGAAGATCAACGACGTGTTCTGGACGGCGTTCCTCAACAACACCTCGTTCTTCACCGCGGGCCGGAACAACCTCGTCACGACCAACGCCCTGTCGCTGGCCGGGCTGGACGCGGCGAACGCCAAGTTCCTGACGCAGACCGACCCGGACGGCGCGCCGCTCGGCGTCATGCCGAAGATCCTGCTCGTCCCGCCGGGGCTGTGGAGCACGGCCTCGACCCTCATGTCCTCGACCTCGCTCGTGAGCGGGGCGACCACCACGCCGGGCACGCCGTCGAACAACGTCTGGGCGGGCATGTTCCGGGTGGTGACCAGCCCCTACATGGCGAACGCGACCTACACGGGCTACTCGGCGACGACGTGGTACCTGCTGGCCGACCCGATGGACATGCCGACGGTCGAGGTCGCGTTCCTCAACGGCAACGAAACGCCGACGGTCGAAACGGCCGACGCGGACTTCGGAATGTTGGGGATCGCGCTAAGGGGCTACCACGACTTCGGCGTCTCGATGCAGGAGTACCGCGGCGGCGTGAAGAACACCGCGTGAGACGCGGCCGGGCTGTCACACACACTCACGGGGGCGGTTCATGGGGTCGGTCCGGGCGAGGCGGGTGGCGTTCTTGGGGATGCCGGCGGGCGGCGAGTTGACGCCGGGCGCGGCGCGCGGGTTCTACCGCGCGAGCGCCGGCACGCTCGACGTGCAAGGGCTGATCCAGTCGTCCAGCCTCCTCGCGACGAACATGAACGCCCTGTGGGTGTCGGCGCTCAACCGCGTCCGCGCGGGCGAGCGGATCGACTACTTCGCGATGATCCACAGCGACATCGAGCCGGAGGAGTTCTGGCTCGACAAACTCACCGAAGAGTTGGAGGCGGGCGACTTCGACGTGCTCGGGGTGGCGTCGCCGATCAAGGACCAGCGGGGCGTCACGTCGATCGCGGTCGGGCGGGACGACGGCGACAACTGGCGGCCGAAGTGCCGCCTGACGATGACGGAAATCCACCGCCTGCCCGAGACGTTCACGAGCGCGGACGTGGGCGGGCCGCTCCTGCTCAACACCGGGCTCTGGGTGTGCCGGTTCCGGGAGAGCTGGGCGAAGAAGGTGTGCTTCACGATCAACGACCGGCTCTGCTTCGACCCGAAGCGCGACCGCTACTTCGTGCAGGTGGAGCCGGAGGACTGGTACGTCTCGCGGTTGTTCCACGAACTCGGCCTGAAGGTCGGTTGTACGCGCAAGGTCGAACTCGGGCACCGCGGGCACATGAGCTTCGGCAACGTGAAGCCGTGGGGCGAGAACACGTTCGACCGCGAGTACGTCGAGAGTTCGACGCTGCCGGGCCGGGCGGCGGCGGACTGGTTCCCGCACGACGTGCCGGGCTGGCTGACGGAGGCGGAGGGGCGCGAACTCGCGCGGCTGGCCGAGGGCAAGGTGGTCCTGGAGGTCGGCTCGTACTGCGGCCGCTCGACGGTCTGCCTCGCGAAGACCGCCCGCAACGTGGCGGCGGTGGACACGTTCGACGGCCGCGGGACGGCCGTACCGGGCGACACGCTCGCGACGTTCAAGGCCGGCCTGGCGCGGCACGGGGTGACTGGCCGGGTGAACGCCCTCCGGGGCGCGTCCGAGTCCGTCCTGCCGACGCTGCCGCCCATCTTCGACCTCGCGTTCATCGACGGCAGCCACGACGCGGCGAGCGTGCGGCGGGACGCGGAACTCGCGGCGAAGTGCCTGCGTCCGGGCGGCCTCCTGGCGTTCCACGACTTCGACAAGCCGGACGACCCGGGCGTCGCGGTCGCGGTGGGCGAACTCCTGTCCGCCGGGGCGGAACTGGTCGGCCGGGTGGACTCGCTGGCGGTGGTCCGGCCCGCCGAAACCCTTCAACCTGTGGGAGTCTGAGCAATGGCCGAAGCAGTTTTCCGTCACGGCGACCCGGTCCACATGGACTACACCCCGTCGGCCGGCAACGTCGCCGCGGGCGAGGTGGTCCTCCTGGGCAACACGGCCGGCCTGACGTGCGGCATCGCCCACCTGGACATCACGAACAACGCGCTCGGCGCGCTCGCGGTCGGCGGCGGCATCTACGACGTGACCATGATCACGAACATCGCCGCGTACACGAAGGTGTACTGGGACGACACCAACAACAAGGTCACCTCGACCTCAACGAACAACGCCACCTTCGGCTACCTGCTGGAAGGCGGCACGGGCGCGAACACCGTCGTGGAGTGCCTGCACCAGCCCTACGCCTGAGCACCCGTTCGAGTCGTCGCCTTTCCCGTTCGGAGTGTGAGACATGGCCGAGGAAAAGAAGACCGAGAACCCGGTCCGCCTGCGGTTCCGGCGGTCCGCGTCGCTGGGCGGCAAGACCGTCCAGGCCGGCGCGGTCGAGTCGTTCGAGCAGTCCGACGAGGTGTGGGAGGCGGTCAACCGCGGCGACGCGGACCTCGACCCGCCGCCCGGCACGAAGGTCGGCGAGGGCGTCCAGCCGACCCCGCCGGAGTGGGTCAGCGGCGAGCCGCCCGAGGGCGAGGACGCCAAGCCGAAGAAGGGCGCGAAGCCGGTCAAGGCGGCCGCGGCCGACACGGCGAAGTTGACCGACGCGGACGGCGGCGACGCCGACGACCTGGACGGGATGACCGCGGCGGAGTTGCACGACGTGGCCCGCGACGAGGAGGTCGAGGGGCACAGCGGGCTGAACAAGGCGGACCTGCTCGCGGCCATCCGCAAGGGCCGCAAGTCCAAGAAGTGAGGGCCGACTCGTGGCGGAGAAGAAAGCCGAAGACGAGGCGAAGGCCGCCGAGAGGCCGGCGGCGCGGAGGGGCAAGCCCGACGCGCTGAGTGCGGCGGCGGCCGAGCGGGTGAAGGCCGCGGTCGCGCCGTTCCCGCCGGGGGCGGGCGGGTACGCGAAGGTCAAGGCCGCCGACGTGCGGCTCCTCTCCCGGCTCGCGGGCGAACAGTCCGACGACGACCCGACCGGGAAGATCGTCAACGCCCTGGCGGCTGGCGCGGCCGAGGCGATGCGGCGGCGGGAGACGGTCGAGGTGTTCCAGAAGCCGGAGGAACTCCGGGCGCTCCTGGAAGCGGCGGGGGTGTGACGTGGGGCTGCTCGACGGCGCGCGGGCGTGGCTGGCCGAAAAGTGCCGGGCGGCGTCCGGGTCGGTGACCGTGACCTACGCCCGCGGGGCGGAGTCCGTCACCGTCGCGGCCACGCCGGGGCGGGTGGCGATGCTGTCCCGCGGCGACTCCCGCGACACGCCGGTGCGGACGGAGCTCTCCGAACGCGACTACCTGATCGCGGTCGCGGACCTGGCGGCGCTGACGCCGGACTTCGGCGTGCCGCACGAGCACGACACCGTCACCGAGACGGTCAACGGCGAGGAGTTGGTGTTCGAGGTGCGGCGGCCGGACAACGGCGAGCGGTGCTGGCGGTACTGGGACATCGGCCGGACGGAGTACCGGATTCACTGCAAGCGGGTGCGGTA